GCATTAGCATCTGAGATTGAGAATCAGGGCGCTCAGGAATATGTTTCTGGTGGTGGTGATTTAAACAAGTTTAACTTTGTTGAAAACCGTAAAAAGGCAATAGACCAGGCTAAAAGGCAAATTAGTGAGCGTGAAGCCAAACAAAGACGGATAGATGAGTTGCGGAAAAAACAAGGAGGCCAGTAATGGCGTTAACACCCCAAGAGCAAGAAGAACTGACAAGGCTTGAAACAGAACTTGCTGATTCTGTTATGGTCAGAGGTACTAGGCCAAAAACACCCGGAGAAGAATTTAAACAAGCGGTTGTGGAAAGCCTACCATCATTAGGTGGAATGATAGGCGGTGTTGCTGGAGGCTTGCTAACAAGAAGTGCTCCTGGTGTAGAATATGGGGCTGGTTTGGGGTCTGCTGCTATTCGTAGCATGATTGGTGCTGGTTTGGGTGGTGCTACGGGTGAAGCCGCAAAGATGGGTATTGAAGGTATTACACCATCTGTTAGGTCAACTTTAGGTATTCTTCGTGGTGGTGTTGAGCAGGCTGCGTATGACGGCATAGGTAATCTTGTGTTCAGTGCCGGCGGTAGGGCATTTCAGATCACAAAAGATGCTTTGTCTAAAAGGTTTGCTGGAACACCGCCAGAAGATGCTATTGTAGCTGCTCAGAAGTTATTACAAGAGGGCGGCGGAACACTAACACCATTCCAAGCTACTAAAGATTCTTGGTCTGGTTTTAAAGAGTCACTTGCAAGAGGTTCCTTTACTGGTAAGCCTGTGTTTGAAAAGGCTGCCGAGAAGAATGTCGAGGCTATTGCAAGTGCTAAAAATAAAGCCCTTGATGAGACATCTAACAGAATTTATGACAGTCTACAGACTGGCAAAGAGTTTGCAACGGCAATCCAAGAAGGCGATGATGCTCTAAAAAGCCTAACTAGGCCTTTCTATGAGGCCTTAGATAAGGCACCAAAGATTGCACAGCAGCCTGTATCTCTTTCTAGTATCAAAGGAGATGCTACAAAAGTTCTACAATCTGCTGATGCTCTTGGTGGTTTAACTCTAGGTTCTAAAGAGCGTGGATATATAGAAGCAATAAATACGTTGCCTGATAACATTGGATTTGCTCAGGCACACGATATAGCGTCATCACTAAAGACAACTCTTCGTGATCTGAAAAGATCCTCAGAGCCAGATTCTAAGACGGTCTTTCGTCTAAGTAAGCTAGTAAGCGACCTAGAGAAACAAATGGACATTGCCGGTTCTAAGTTTTCTGGCACTGCAATTCCATTTGAGGGAAGACTTGCAGAAGAGCAGTCTGGCAATCTAGCACAGCAATACAAGTTCTATTCTAAGTTCTATAGGGACAGTATTCAGGATTTGTATTCAGATACGGCATCAAAGTTACTCAATAAAGACCCAGAGTTTGTTGGCAAATCCATCTTCCAAAACGGTAACGTAACTGCCTGGGAAGAGGCAAAACAGGCTTTAGGAAGAGCAAAGCAGTTAAATCCTAAACTTAATGTACAGCAAACACTAGAGTCGGTACAGCGTGGATACCTTGAAAATCTTCTTAAATCTGAGGGTTCTTTTGCCAAACTAGGCGATAAGATTAAGAACGATGAGGCAGTTCGCCGTACATTTGAGGCAGTTCTACCAAAGGCAACGCAGGGTCGTGTTAAAACACTTTTAGAGGCTGCTAAGTTGTCAGAAGGACAGCCTAGTGCTACTGCTCCTTTGTTCTTTGCTGCACAGCAGGCACAGACAATTGGCGCTGTCGGGTCATTAGGTGCCTTGCTTTTAAGCGATGAAGTCAAAGGACTTGCCGCTGATAACCCAATTAAGACTGCTTTGGTTGGCGGTACTATCCTTTTAGGTCCTCGTTTCTGGGCAAAAGCAGCAACATCACCTGAGGCAACTAATGCCGCCTTAGGTATTATTAAATCCCAACAGTCTGGTATTCCTTTAAGTGGAAATCTATTCCTAAAGGCTACACAGGCTTTTGAACGTGCCGGTATCCTAGCTGATGACCTTATTGCTAGATCAGAACAGAAGGCACAGCCAGTTGGCTTAACAGACGCAGAGAAAGAAGAGTTACAGCGGTTAGAAGCAGAAGTAGGCCAGTAACATGAGCGAACCAGTCACTCAAGTTGCCAAGGCTGCTGTCGCTGGCATCAAAGAGGCATTGGCGGTAGGCAAGGAACTGGAGTCAGTCACCAAGGACATTCAAGACCTTGGTAAGGCTGATGTGCAGGCCAGAGCCGCCTTCCGCAAGAAGCAGCTAAACAGGCCCAAAGATACCTCTGTGTTCTCTGCCGTTGAGGAATGGCGTGGGTTGTACGAAATTAAGCAGATAGAAGAAGAACTCAAAAGAGACATCATCGAGAAGCACGGTCCTGCTGCCTGGGCTGAGATAGAAGTCATTAAAGAGCGCATCCTAAAAGATAATAAAAACCTAACTGATGAGTACGGCAGAGACCTAAAGAAACTGGCTGAACTGAAGCTGTATTGCTTCTTAGCTGCTTTGGTGCTAGTTAGCTTTGCCTATGTAGTCGGTTATAAACCCTAAGGAACCCTATGCTATCCCTTATATCCTCCGCTATCGGCTTCTTTGCCTCTGGATTGCCACAGGTACTAAACTTCTTCCAAGACAAGGCAGATAAGGCTCAGGAACTTAAACTAGCCCAGATGCAGACTGAGCGTGAACTGGCACTGGCAGAGAGGGGCTTTTTAGCCCAGCAGAGGGTCGAAGAGATCAGGACAGACCAGATTGCCCTCCAGACCGATGCAGACCGCCAGGGAGCCGCTTTAGAGCACGACAAGGCTATTATGAATAACGCCTCTAAGTGGGTTGTTAACCTAAACGGCATCGTAAGGCCTGCTGTTACCTTTATCTTTGTGCTAGAACTGGTTTTAATCAATATTGGTCTAACCTACTTCCTGCTACAGGGCGGGTTAGGCAGTATGAACGTAGAGCAGTTTATCGCAGCTACGGATGTTATCTTCTCTGAAGATGAGATGGCTTTGCTGTCAGGAATCATTGCTTTCTGGTTTGGTTCTCGTCAGTGGGGCAAGAAGTGAATGTATCAAAAGAGTGTATAGAGGGCATCAAAAAGGATGAAGGAGTTAGATTTCGTCCCTATCGCTGTCCTGCTATATTGTGGACTGTTGGCGTTGGTCATGTTATTGACCCTAATCATATAAAGGTAAAATTAGATGAACGTAAAGGACTTGCAATCCCTGATGGGTGGGATCGAACTCTCACAATGGATGAAGTCAATGCAATCTTGGCAGCAGACTTGTCTCTCTTTGAACGAGGCGTACTTAGACTATGCCCTCAAGGACTTACCCAAGGCCGCTTTGACGCACTGGTCAGCTTTAGCTTCAATGTTGGACTCGGCAATCTACAAAGGTCAACAATCCGCATGAAGCATAACCGTGGCGACTTTGAAGGCGCTGCGGAGGCTTTTATGGCATGGACAAAGGCTGGTGGTAGGGAACTCCCCGGCCTTGTCAAACGCCGTAAGCACGAAAGAGAGATGTACGAGAAAGAATAAAAAAAGAGCCTCCGAAGAGGCCCGTTAAGTACTACACCCTAGACTACCAAAAAACCATTATTCTGAGGATGAACAGGTCAATGACGACACAGTGTTCCTCTTCAAAGTCATCAACGTATTCAAACCCCAACATACAACCACCAATGATGTGCAGTAATACTGTCATGTCAGATCTCGCAGTGCCCGGCAACGCAGGCTAATGTTTGTGCACCTTCGACATTGTCTTCTACTTCGACTAAGTCGTCCCATTTGATATCTTTAGGCATCTTAGAGAGCATCTCTTCGTACTGCTCTTTATTGCATTCCTCATAAGGAGCCTGTCGGTATGTGCCACCAGCCCAAGGCAGGAAGGATACACCAGAGATTTCATCGAAGTTCCTAAACACCCAAGCCCCTACGTCCATCCATTCATCTTCTTTGACTGAGATGGTCACAGATGGCTTATGCTCACACCAGTGCCGCTGATACATCATCCAGACATCGAGGTGCTCAATTGCTGTTAGATCATCACGCAACCGTGCTCCTTCAGGAGCCTTCATCGGAAATGAGAAGACTACTGTGCTGTCTGGTCGCATTACGCAATCTTCGGCAGGAATACCAGCAGAGGTTAGAAACGCCGAGAGAGGGTCTTTCTTATCTCCACGAACACGGCGAATATAATACTGGCTATGTCTAGCATGAATACCAGAGGCGCTATCAACAAGTTGAGAGACAGTGCCGCTAGGTTTGACACAAGTAATCGCAGCAGACCTAGGAATTCCCAACAATGTTGCAAGGTCAGAGTTGGTATCAACGGCGACTTTCCGTAGTTGTTCAAGAGCCTTCGCAGTGCTGTCACTTACCTCTCCCATCCATTTGTTATCTAAGATACCAGTCAACGATACACCTAAGAGGCGCTCTTCTTCGGTGTTCTTCTGCCACACCTTACGCAGGTAAGGGAAGTGCGTCATCGTAGACTGGAATGTGCCCAAAATCGTTGCTATCCTGATCTTGTTAGCAAGAGACTCTACAGTATCTTCTGCCCGTACAACCACTTCCGTGAGATTACAGAACTGGTAGGGGCGCAGGATGATTTC